CGAACCGGAAAGTTTGACCGTTTTTTTTAAGTACTAGGTTAGGCATATTATTCCACCTTTAACTTAGCGCCATTTGGGAATGTTAGCGTATTATTGTTTTCAAACGTTGCGATGCGTTGCCATTCTGTGGCTATGTTTGAATTGTTATCAAACCGAATAAACGCCGCATTACTATTAGCAAAATATAATTGAGCGCCTAATACACGGGCATCGCTTGTATTCCATGAGAACATGGCGCCGGTTCCCCAATATTTAGAACCCCATATGCTATAACTATTACATTCCCCAAAGGTAAAACCGGTATAACCAACTTTATTTTTAGCGAAATAATCTAAATCAACTGAATTGCTAGAAAGGCCCGTTACCTTTAACGTACCCGTCATAGTATCGCCGGACTTTTTAACGTTTTGCGTTGCGATATTTGCCGTTCCCGCACTTGTTGCCGTATCTGCACGAACCGCATGCGTTGCTTCTGCTACTGTATCGGTTTTTCTGTAGTAAACACTACTTAAACCATTTACCGTATCAGATAGCGCTTTTAATGTACGGCTTGGGTTGTTGGTAAAGTTAGTATCACCGGCAATCTTTTTAATAGCTTCCGCCATTTTATTTAGAATGTCAGTAATCATATAGTCTTTACCGTCTACCGTTCGTGTACCTATTACGGCATCGGTTGCCGTGTTTAAGTATGGATCATAATATTTAATCGACTTAACACGCGTTGCATCTGTTACTACAATAGCCACCACTACGCGTAAAATGCTTTTCCAGTATGTACCGGTGTACACATTCATTTTTTCATTTGTAGTGTTGTAATACATTTTATCCGTTGCCGCTTCTGGTGCATTAGGCTGGCGCAACGGTTCAAGTGTTGTACTGCCATAGGTTAAGCCACCAGATGCGGAACGTTCAATGTATAAATACGATGTACTGTTAGCCGGTAGGCTCCATGCACTTTGCTTACGGTTAATAGTTTGAATATAATCAACCGCGCCGTAATCGTTGAAGCCGTCAGCAAATGAAACAAGAACAGGCGTTTGACTTCCGTCAATCATCACGCTTAGATTATCGCCGGTTAAAAAAGCGAATTCACCATTACTTACTTTGCCACTTAACACGCGATTGCGTAGGCCACCGCCACCGCCACCGCCACCGCCACCGGATTTTAACTCCATTGCTTGTGCGATGTTCAATAATTCGTTCCGGTTTTTCTGTATACTTTCCGGAACTGTATCACCCTGTGGTGTAATATCCAAAGGGTATTTTTCTTTATAAGCCATTATTAAACCTCTTCATATGTATAATCTAGTTGGCGTAATGAAATCGCGCCCTTTTGAACATTGATTTTGAATTGTACATTGCGGTTAGCACCGCCGCCAATCTTATAAGCCTTCGTGTATTCATTGACGTTCATCAACGCTTTATAATCGTAGGTCTTAAAGTTCGCGTAGTAGGTTTTGATTGCTTTACTAGCGAATTCAATCGGCTTAGGTTTCTTATTAGAAATGCCAATAGTGCCATAACCGGGAATAAGATTATGCGTTACAAAGTTATAGTTCATAATTAGTATGAACTGCCTAGTTGCAAGCCTGTTACCACTTACTATTGACGTCTGAATTTGTACGCTATCATCTGTATCTATGGTTTCGTCAAGAATGCCAATTTTATTGCCGTAAGCTATGTATACTTCTTTATCTACATTCACCGCATCATTGATGTTGTGCGTGAATTTACGCGATGTAAAAACGCCGCGCCCGTCCTCATAGCGTGGTAAGTAATGATAGATAAATACTGTATCACCGTTATATGGCTTAATCCATATTTGCTTACGACTGGATATATGCCATACATCACAATCTTTTGTAATGTATTTCAATAGATACGAGTTTATATTCAATCCGGTTTCAAATGGTTGAATTTCTGCATAGGTATTAGTAGGCATAAAAGACATAAACCCTTGATTGCCTAAATAATAACTGCGATCATCAACACTCACCGTTGCACCGCTACAATAGCCGGTTGAGGATAGCGGATATACTGTTAAATTCCGTGCATCTGGCGTGCCAATGACTTGATACACACGCCCATATTCCTTATATACGATAATTGCACGTGATAAGAAATCAACGGCGATAATGCTGCCTTGGTCTTTATATCCAACATCAACATATTGCGCACTAGATGCATCATTTGAGTTGTGAGTCCATGCGTTGTAGTCGCCAACTGCCGACCAGTTCAACCGATGCGAATGAGTCGATGCAATCAGTACACGGCCAGAATGGCTTGATACTATATCGCATACAGGACTTTCGATAGTAGTCAATTTACCAGCGCCGGAGATAACTTGTAATTTATCACCACTAGCAACCAAAATATCACCACCAAATGCATGATATTTTGGTTCTCCTGTTCCGTTTAGTGTACCCAGCAATGTATTGGTATTAAAATCAGTCGAATATAAATTTCTACCACTAGAAAAGTACCATTTGTTACGATAGACATCGAAATATAGCGTTTCTACCGGTAATCCGAAATCATACAACACACGAACACCCGGAACAGTACGCAAGGCATTATCAGTCCTATCAAATTCGCATTGCCTAGCCTGTGTTAAGGCTTGAACGTCTATATTTTCCGGCGGGTTGCTCCAATCAAGGCCCAATCTAAAACCATTTGTCATGGCTACTTGTTTTACGCCCATTATGTGATACCTCGTGCCGTTTTGATTTGCTCTGTGATGTAATCAATGAAAGTTTTGTCATAGGCAGCATAATCAGTCATAAGTGATTTTTTCTTAACCATAAAAGATATAAGTTGCGCTAAATATTGATGAAAGAATTCGGAAAACGGAATAGTATCATCTAAATCATCAATGTGATTCTTCCTCACACTATAAAAGACTTGATTAACCGTTCTCCCGTCATACGTTTCAAATGTGCCGTTTATGATGCGGATAGGATACCCGGTTTTAGGTACAAACCCCATGAAGTCTGAAGGAACGGCCCTTTTATCTGGTATATCCATATTTTTAACTACTTCTCGATCTTTGATACTAACTAGAATAGTCGTTAACCAATCAATCGCTGCGTTGATGTACTGGATATATTCTAGTTGTTCGTCAAGGATTTCGTTTGACTCTACATTAACGAGAGTAATCAATTCTCTTACTACCATAATTCCAGTATCCTTCCGCAATCACACTATCATTGCTACCCAACCCATTATTAATCGATTGCAACGCACTAATTATATTTGCCGATATTCCGGAAATATCAAGGTTCATCACTCTATATACGATATAGTCAACTAATAATGTTTCGAGTTCTGCCGGTAGTCCGCTATCATCTTTTAGCATCTTATATCCCGCAGTCTTTATATAATTAACGGTGATTTTTTGCTCTTTATCTGCATCAAATACTACCGTTTGCAAATTCAATACTTGGTACCTATCTACTTCCGCATCATCTGCTTTGACTTTCAATATACTGATACATTGAAAAGGCAATGTGATCCGTCCTTTTCCGGTACCTTCAAATGTTCCTGTTGCAAGGCTCGGGCAATATTGACCGATTAGGGCATTTAACAGATGATTGCCCTCGTTGTAATACTCCAATAAGTAATACGGAGTATATTGTTCTTGCGAGGTATCGCCTATTTGCATGAACGCCCTATTGATGAGTTGTTTTACGTTCATATTCACCCCATATAAGAATAAAGGCGGGTGTTACCCCGCCTATCATACTTACGCTTCTACTACGCCACCAGTCATAACATTGATTACGCCGTAATCTTTGCTATTGAATTTGGACTTTTCAATCGCACCATAGAAGGCGATGCCGTTGCCTTCTACGTTGCCGTAATCGTCCACTTGTTTGATGTGTTTCGCCGAACGAGATACCGCAAAGCATGCCGCTTGTTTACCTAACAATAAGTTGTGGCATACGTTAGCGCTAGATGCGCCTGTTTTGTCGTTCAATACGCGTTCATATTCATAAAGAATAACGCCGTCATATTCGCCTAATGCGCCTGTGAAGATAGGGTTTTTAGAACCACGAACGTTAGCGTTTTGTTGTGCTGCGAGCCACTTAGCATCGTCTTTCAAATCACGAGCCGCCCAAGGAGAAACCAACATAATGAATTTGTCCATGCCGTCAACTTTAATCGGTTGTACTTTAGGGCCGTGCATTTGTGCCTTACGTTTAGCACGAGAAATGAGTGTAGTGGTTAATTTATCATTTGCTGTGATAGATGCTTGCGTACCGGCAGAAGATGCATAAAGTGTTTCACCAGATGTAGGAGATGCGGAAAGTTTAGCGATTAACTTGTTATCTTGCCAATCAGCTAACCATTGTTTCAACGCACCTTTGATTTCTTTTAACATATCGTATTGCGTTTTTTGGTCGTCCGCTTCATAGCGAGAAACCGCATTACGTACTAATTGAGTTTGCACAGTGAAGTCATAGATATTCAATGCTTCTTCGTTACCAGTCAATGTCGCACGGTTACCTTCAACACCAGCACCGCTTAAATTCATCATCAAGCCAAATGTTACTGCATCACCTTTTACGCCTGTAAGGTCTTTGTTTTTGTGTACAACGTTAGAGCCATCAAGTGCGGTGAATTTATCGAAGAAAGACTCTTTTAATCCTTCATGCCACACTTTTTTAGTCCAAATTTTAGGCACCAACGCCGCTGGGATAGTTACTTGATTTCTTTGTTCTGCCATATATTACCTCTTATAATTCGTCAAAATATTTGCGTACATCGTCCGGCAATGCATCAAGATTGCCTGTGTCATACGCTTTCAAAATATCTTCTTCCGTTACCTTGTTAGGTGTAGGAACGCCACCATTTAACGCGCCAGCT